CAACTTATTAACAATACTTTTGATTTTGGTGAAAGCGTATATTTAATGTCTAGGCAACAAGGATATTTTTATTCAAGTGGAGAAATAATTAGATATGATGCTGTAGAGCACTCAGTTGAAGGATTTGGAAATGTTTGGATAAGTAGTGACTCTGAATATAAAAATTATTTAAATAAATTAAAGTTTGGTGGAAAAATTTTTCCAACGGGAAAAGTAAGAATTTTTGCAGAACCATATTATGAAACCATTAACGGAGTTACTAAGATGGTTAATGGTGCAGTAATTCAACACGGAAGGGCGCAATTTGGAACCGTAATTCAAAATCATACAGCCTCTCTAGACCCATACTGGTACAGTGCTGCTAATCGTAAAGGCGTTCTTATGTCTTCTGAACATTTATTTGGAGGAACAGATTTTTCAGGAACCGTAAATGGCACTGTTGCTGCTGGAGTTTCTTCTGCAACGGCAACATCAATAAATGGAGTAATTAAAAGATTTTTATCAAAGTATGAACATACAGAAACCGAAAGGGCATCTGTTCAAATTATAGATCCAGCAAAAAATAAAGGACTTATACAATCTTCTGCTCTTGTTTTTCAAGGTAAAGATTTTTCTACAACAACAGATTCATCCGCACTTGATAATTTATTTTATGTCTATAAAACATTGGATCAGTCTGTCTTTAAACATTTTGGAACTAGAATTAGAATTATTGGAGAACCACAAGGTGAAACAGTTACACAAGATGGAAAAGTTCTTTTTAATTCAATTCCATTAAATGGAATGACTTATTATCGAAACAATGTATCTGCTACTGCTACAACAAATACAACAATTTCTCCAGAACAATCTGTTCTTACATCTGGCAACTCTGGAGGAATTGCAGTTTTGTTAAATCCAGAAACAAATTTGGGATATTATTTTGAAATAATTGCACTAGACAATAAAACAAAAAATACACACAACGTTATATTTTATAAAATAGTTCCAGGTGTTGGCCAAACCAAGGCAGTTCCAATTAAATTATTTAGTACTTATGATGAAACAATTAACTACGATCCTGGAGAATTTTTTGGACTATCAAGAAAATACAACGAGACAGATATTAGCATATATGATTTAGCAGTAGAATATGAAGACTTAGCAAATAGCAATATAAGAAGGTTTTATTTATATATAAATAATGAATTAATTGCTCAAGTTGACGACAAAGACCCTTTGCCAAAGTATCAGTCAACTGCTTTGTTTGTACGTGGATCTTCAAAATGTATGTTTGAAAATATTTATGCTTTATCAGATAACTATTCAAAAAATACGGGATTTGAAATTAATAATCAAATATCAAGAACTTTTTCAACTAAATCAATTACAGCAAATGATGCTATTAAAAAATATGCACTAAGTGGAATTTTACAAGAGGCTTATTTAAAAGGTATTAATACAATAACAACGCCAGCACGTAGTATTTTTTATGATGAATTTGGAACAATAATGAGAGAGTGTGCATATATTAATGCAAGATTTGACAATGCGTATCCAGCACTATATGCAAAAATAGTAATGGCACCAGACAAATTAAAAGAATATACAGTTTCTGGATTTCAAGCAAATGCTTATGGAGCAGAATTTTTAGTATTTAATGCAACAGATGCCATTTTAAATCTTGGTACTGATGTGTCTAATACTTTGCGAATTATGGGAATTGCTTTTACTAGTGACAGTAGTAGCGAATTGACAGTAGATGATTATTTTAAAAAACGATCAAATTTTTCAGACCCAGAACTTAAAGGTGATGTAATAGTATATTCACCAAAACTAGAAAAAGAAAAATATAATAATCTTAAATTAAGTAGACTTAAGCACGGAAGAACAGACTTTAGTATAGATGTTGAGTATATACAAACAACAGAAGAAGCGGAAGAATTAATGGGTTGGCTACTTCAGAAGTTAATGGTTCCAAGAAAATCAATTGGGTTAAAAATTTTTGCTAATCCAACAATTCAATTAGGCGATATTGTTTCAATTGATTATAAAAATAATAGCGGATTAGATCTTGTAGCACCAACATCTTCAAGATTTGTTGTTTATAATATAGAATATTCAAGAAGTTTAGAAGGACCAGATATGACTGTATATTTGAGTGAGGTGTAGCATGGTATTAATTTCAGACGGAGAATATCAGTATGAGTATGATGATTTTTTAAAGGCATTTGAAACAAAATCTAATAAGAGTACTTTAAATTCATCTGACTTAATTGACAATATGACTCCTAGAAGTGCTGTAGAGGCAGAGGGTCAAAAGACACAAAGTGTAGAAACATTTGGTGGAGCAAATTTAACAGGAGGATCAGGACAAACAACAACACCAATTTCAGCAACCCCACCTCCAGTTCCCCCGCCACCACCTCCAACAGGATCTCCAGTAAAAATTGCAACTCCACAATATGTTAGGTTTGATAGAGATAAAGAAGGTGATGCACAAACAGATCAAGATTTTATTAAATTTTTATTTTTTGAACAAATTAATGGATTGGCATTGTTATCTTTAACAAATAGTGCAAAATTGGATACTGGGACAATTTCTTATCAACCAATTGCAAATATGGCAGAAACAATAAGAGCCTTAAGCCCTAAAAAAATTATTTCTCTTCAAAATACTTTAGACAAATACTTTTTAAATTTTCCAATTAAATTAGAAACAAAAATTCCAAACGTAGGTAATGGACCAGATGGAATAAATGTTTATAGAGAAGATCAAGCAGGCATATGGCCTATGGCCTTAGATCCAAGAAGAGGTGCAATAATTATAGAAGCAATAAATTTAGGGCCAAGAGAAAATATTCAGATTGAAACTCTTCAAAGTGGTACAATATATAAGACAAATCTTGGAAATGAGGAATCGTGATAACTAACAAAGGAAAAGATATTATTGCAAAATACCTAATAGGAATCACGCCTGCCTACGCATCTTATATGGCTTTTGGTTGCGGGGCTCAGCCACTAACAACTGGAGAACCTTATGGAGAATATTCTACTAAAGAGGCTTTAGATTTTGAAATGTTTAGAGTTCCCATTTCTTCAAGGGGGTATGTAGAAGAAAATGGAGTTAACAAAATAGTATTTACTTCAGTACTTCCAACAACAGAAAGATATGAGATTACCGAAATTGGTATTTTTTCTGCGGGAGGTAACCCAGATGCTTCTGGTTTTGATAGCAGACCATTATTATTATTTACAGAAGAAGAACAATGGCAGTACGGCAATACTACCTTTGAAGATGTTAGTTCGCCAATTACAACAGCCCTTGATGATCCATTAAACACTAATATTATTGCAACTGAGTTAAGTGTTTTTCAATCAGCAGCAGACAATCCTATATTTTTTAAAGCAGGTAGAAATGAAAGAAATGAAAGATGTAGATTTTTTAATAATATGATTTTTGTAAAAGGAAATTATAGTGCAATTAAAGATATCACAGATGTTACTTCTACTTTAGCAGCAAAATATCACATACAAAAAACTGGACTTAGCCTTAACCTTTCTCAAAATTCATTATCTGATCAAATTAAAATTGCATTTTCCCTTGTTAACAAAGATGCTGACAGTTATACAAATCCAGATAGTCTTAAAATAATTTTAGAATTTATAGACAGTAATGAGAACTATGCAAGATGTTTAATTGATTTAGTTGATGATGGAGATGTTATTGATTTTGACGCTAATAGATATTTTGCAATTTCAAAAACATTGGGAAATTTTGTTTTAGAGCAAGGTTTTTCCTGGGCAACAATTAGAACTGCAAAAATCTATTCATGTGTAGTAACTTCAGCAGTAGTAGTTGATACACACTACATTGCTTTTGACGCAATTAGGTTTGATAATGTAAATACAGTTAATCCTTTGTATGGATTGGTTGGATATACCGTTGTTCAAAATGCAGATGCAGAGCCAATAACTAAATCTACAAATACAAACAATTATGTTGAATTTAGAATGGCTTTAGATATTGGAACTATTGGAGATATTTCTTAATGGTAGATAAAGGTATAAAAAAAGTAACAATATTAAAAAAAAATTTACCACCAGTAAATTCTGAGAATAAACACGTTTTAAGATATAGAGTTATCTCTGATGACTTTAATAGAACATCAGCATGGTCTAAAATTTATTATGTTGATTCAGTTCCATTAAATGGTCTTACTGCAGAAGTTACTAAAAATGCAGTAACTGTTTCTCCCGTTGCAGGAACAATTTCTGTTAGAACTGTAGACTCTAGAGGTAGAGCAAAACTTGATATTTTTATTAAATATGGATCCGACCCATATTCTTATCATGGTACAACTAGCGAAACAGTTCTTTCTGGAGATAAAACTACAACAACTTATACCTTTGCTAATACGGCAAGTTCGGCAAAAACATTAACAATTGCAATTCAGCCAGAAGGAATTACAAAAGAAAGAATTACGGCACTAACTTTAGATATTCAATCAATTGAAATACCGTAAGTTAAATGATATAATGGAGGAATCATGGGAAGATTAATCGTACCACAAAGAGGGCAACCTTTAGACGTTTCATATATTTACGACATTGTTTCAGCCGTAAATGAACTTGCTGATAGATTTACAAGTTCAGAAAATGGAATGCTTAAAATTATTGCAGAGGATGGACTTCCTAGCACGGTGCCAACAAGTAGAATGAGTGTGTTTGCAAAAACGCACATACTTAGTGCTTCTAAACCCGTTACTACAATTGGTCAAACAGAGTCGTTCACAATTACTTATAATTTTAAAACTACTCCAATAGTTGTTGCTACTCCTTTTGATAGTGCAAACACCTCAGCAGGTCAAGACGTTGCGGTAGTTCTTGCAGCAGTTACAAACACTAACGCTACTTTTAACGTAAGATATGATACTGTTGGAGTTACATCAACAAAAATTAATATTATTGCCATTGGAATACCAAATTAGTGAAGTGTTCAAGATGTGGTGGTATTGTTTTTATTGATAGGCAGTACAGCACAAAAGAACATATTGAAGTGTATTGTGTGATTTGTGGTAAAAGAAAATTTTATCATCCACCAGATAGCAGTAAAGAGGGATTATGGATTCTACAACAGGAAATATTGAGGGCCAAAACTACAATCAGTCCGCTATAGTTTCAGGTAATAAAACTATTTGGTTTTTAAATAATGATTTAGTCAAGGTGCATCACAGAAACAGATCAGACGGAATTGTTGCGCTTTATAATATAAATAAAGACAGGATTGAAACTTGTTTTATTGCGGAATTTAAAAAGAAAAGAGAAAAGGCATATACTATTGGAGAAACTGCTATACTTATTAACAGACATAAAAAGTATATTCCTACTCTTATTAAACGTGGAACAATTCCAGCACCAATAGGATCTAGCATAGGCGGAAAGCGTGGCTGGCAAATAAGATGTTATTATTCAGAAAGTCACATAAGGGAAATAAGGGACATATTGGCATCAATTCATATTGGTCAACCAAGAAAAGATGGCCTTGTAACAAACAACATGACTCCTACTAAACAAGAGTTGACTAGGAGAATGGGCGATGGTATACTTACATATACGAGAACTGAAGATGGACGCTTCATTCCAATCTGGTCTGAATCTATCTAACTACTGAATGGATGTAAAATGGAAAACAATAACACTAAGGTTTCTGTAACTTTAGGCTACACACTTAATCTTGGAAACTTCCAATCATTAAGACTTGATCTTGGAGTTGTTGACTCTAAGAAAGATGGAGAGACAACTAATGAAGCAATGGAACGTGTTTACAAGTTTGTTGAAGATAAACTAACTGACAAAATCAACGAAGCCAAAGCAGAAATTTCTGAGTAATGCCAGAGCGCAAAGACCGAATGGCTTTGCTTTCAAGGTATAGTAAATACCACAAAGAAAGATATGATGTAAAGCCATCAATGAATCTTAACGTTGAGCAATGGGCAGCAGATGCTCTTATTCAGTCGTATGGAATTGAAGAATGCTACGATATTTTAGAATACTATTTTAAAGTTACTGAGAGTCCATCTTGGAATACTTTTGCATACCAGGCAGAAAAAATTATTAAGGCTAAAAAAGATAAAGATCAAGATGATGTAGAACGTGCACAGAGAAGGTTAATGGCAAAGGAGTGGCTCAATGGCTAGCATTGAATCAAAGGTATTAAATGCAGTCTTAAAAGATAAACAAATTCATGTTTTATTACAAGCAAATGTTGACGGACTTCTACGAACACATTTAGATGTATGGACATTCATTAGAAAATATTTTGAGGCAAACAGTTCTGTTCCACCACTATCTTTAGTAATTGAAAAGTTTAGAGATTTTGAAGTAGTTGATGATGTTGGAGCAACCAAGCACCACCTTTCAGAATTACAAGGTGATTATTTAAATGATAGTCTTAAAACAATTCTACGTTCTGCAGCAGGAGAAGTACAAAGTGGCAACTCAGTAGTTGCCCTAGACTCTTTAATTACTCAAACCTCAGAACTTAAAAAGAATACATCCTCCGTTAGAGATATTGATGCCACTGACTTTGAATCCGCTGCTGCTTACTTTGATCATTTGCGTAAAATGGAAGAGGCTGGGATTACAGGGATTAAAACTGGATTGCCAGGATTTGATAACTATCTTCCAAGTGGTATTGCTCCAGGCCAACTGGGAGTGTTTTTAGCCTATCCAGGAATTGGTAAGTCATGGCTTGCTCTTTATTTTGCGGTACAGGCATGGAAGCAAGGCAAAACCCCATTAGTAATCAGCCTTGAAATGTCTGAAACAGAAGTTAGAAACCGTGTATTTACAATTATGGGCGAAGGTCTTTGGTCACACAGAAAGATTAGTCAGGGTCATGTTGAGCCAGAGATGTTTAAAACTTGGCACAAAGATAAGGTTGCTGGAAAGAATCCATTTCATATTATTTCAAATGATCAGGGTGGAGAGATTAGCCCATCAGTTCTACGTGGAAAAATAGATCAATACCGTCCAGACTTTGTTATTGTTGACTACCTACAGTTAATGAGTCCAAACCAGAAGTCAGATAACGAAACAGTAAGAATGAAAAACCTTTCTCGTGAACTAAAGTTAATGGCTATTGGAGAAGAAGTTCCTATTATTGCGATATCTTCTGCAACACCAGATGATGTAAATGACCTTAGTAGTGTTCCAACACTTGGACAAACTGCCTGGTCAAGACAGATTGCCTATGATGCAGACTGGGTAATTGCACTTGGTAGAGCAACTAACAGCGATATTATTGAATGTGCCTTTAGAAAAAATAGAAATGGCTTTATGGGTGAGTTCCTAGTTCAAGTTGACTTTGACAAAGGTTATTATCGCTACAAGGATTATGAAGATAAGCAGTTATAATAAGATGTGTCAATTCATCATAAGCCTATAAAATGTTTTAAACTAGATGGCAACATCAAGGATGAGTCAGACATCTATAGACTAAAAGAAGAATATATTAGAATATTGTTAGTACAAATGAGAGAAAGTGCCTATGTTCCAAGAATTGACATAGACCCAGACTTTACGGTATACTACAATGAAAGCAAAAACTGGTTTGAATTTAAATTGACGGTATATGGAATCTACGTAGGGAAAAAGAATATTGAATGGATGATCGCAGCAGACGGGTACAATCCGATATATATACAGAAGACCAAATTAAAAGAGTTCTCATCGGCTCTGGAATCACAATACAATCAGAAGTAGATTCCGACTACATAATTTTCTGTCCATATCATAATAACAACAGGACTCCTGCTGGAGAAGTATCAAAAGAAAGTGGATTGTTCTTTTGTTTTGGATGCCAACAAGTGGCTAACCTACAAGAATTAGTAATGAAAATGAGCAACAGATCATATTTTGAAAGTTTGCGGTACATAAAAAGTAAAGAACAAGAATCTGACATTACTCAAATAGTAGCAAAACAACTATACACCCCACCTGTATTTGTACAGTACGATGAAGTTATTATTAAAAGACTGAACTCACAAGCACTTGAATCACCAAGAGCAATGAGATACTTTGATGGAAGACTAGTAACTAAGTCATCAGTTAACAAGTTTAATTTAGGTTATTCAGAGAAGCAGGACATGGTTACAATTCCAGTTCATTCCCCAGAAGGAATGGTAATTGGTTTTGTTGGTAGAAGTGTTGAAGGAAAAGATTTTAAAAATACTCCAGGACTTCCAAAAAGTAAAACTTTGTTTAATCTACATAGGGTAAAAGCAAATGACAGGGTGTATGTTGTAGAGTCTTCATTTGATGCCATAAGATTAGATCAAGTTGGAATGCCAGCAGTGGCTACGCTTGGAGCAACTATTTCAAAAAGTCAAGTAGAACTATTAGAAAAATATTTCAATGAGATTTATTTAATAGCAGACAATGACGATGCTGGAAAATCAATGTCTAAAAAAATGATTGACAAGTTAAAGTCAAGGGTATCAATAATAACATTAGATACCAAGTATAAAGATATCGGAGATATGCAAGACTCTGATATACTTATGTTACAAGGCAAATTTGACAACTCAATATTGTCAATGCTACAATAAACATACAAACAAAGGAGAAAAATATGAGCGTAGTAAAGGGACTAAAAAATATCAACGCCCTGCTCGACAAACCAAAATACGATGAAAACTCACCAAAGGTAAGATGGCTTAAACTTGCTGATGGACAATCAGTAAAGATTCGCTTTATTGAAGAACTAGACGAAGACTCTGCAAATTATAATGCATCTCGTGGTCTATCTTTAGTTGTTAAAGAACACGTAAATCCAAAAGATTACAAACGCAAAGCAGTAGATACTATGGAAACAGAAGGTCGTGACTGGGCAGAAGAAATGCACCGTAAAGACCCAAAGGCTGGATGGCGTGGTCGTCTCCGCTTTTACTGTAACGTATTAGTTGATGATGGAATTGAAAAACCATACGTAGCCATTTGGTCTATGGGAATTAGCAAGCAATCGTCCTTTAATACAATTCGTGAATATGCACTTGAGACTGGTAGCATTTCAAATGTTGTTTGGAAAATGAAACGTAATGGTCAGGGTACTGAAACAAATTACACAATGATTCCAGCAGCACCAGACAAGGAACCATTTGATTGGGCTGGAATTGAGCCATTTCCAATTGAACTTGCACTTCGCAAAGTTCCTTATGCAGAACAAGAAGCCTTTTATCTAGGCTTTGACTCACCATCAACTACTTCATCAACCAATACAGATTGGTAGTATGAACTACGCAGGATTACACGTACACACTCACTATTCTCTGTTTGATGGAATTGCAACTCCAGAAGAGTATCTAAGTCGTGCCGTAGATCTTAAAATGCCAGCATTGGCAATAACAGATCACGGCACACTTTCAGGACATCGTGAGTTTTATCGTACCGCAAAATCCAAAGGTATTAAACCAATTCTTGGGCTAGAAGGATACATGTGTGCAGACATATCTGATACACGAGATAAGTCTGAAAGAGAAGGTCAACAAGACCTTGTTTATAATCATATTATTCTTCTAGCAAAGAACCAACTTGGTTTAGAGAATTTAAATAAAATTAGCGAAGTTTCTTGGACTGATGGGTTTTTTAAGAAACCAAGATTTGATTTTGAAATACTTGAAAAATATCGTGAAGGTATTATTGTAACTTCAGCATGTCCAAGTAGTGTTATTGTAAAAGCATTAGAAGAAAATGAATTTGCTATTGCAAAGAAAAATATTAAATGGTTTAAGAATAATTTTGGTAGTGATTATTATATTGAAGTAATGCCACACAATACCCCAGAAATAAATAAGGCTTTAATTGAACTTGCAGATGAATTTGACATTAAGGTTGTTGTAACTCCAGATTGCCACCATTCAGATACTTCACAAAAAGAAATTCAAGAGTTTAAGTTATTGATGAATACTCATGGCAAAGTTAATAAAGAAGCAACATATGAAAAATCTAAAAAGAAAACCAATATGATGCAAAGACTTGACTACCTGTACGGAGAAGATCGTCAAATTACTTTTAATAAATTTGACATACACTTACTATCGTATGATGAAATTAAATTAGCAATGGAAAAACAGGGGATAGATAGAACTGACATATACTCAAACACACTCCTACTAGCAGAGACTGTAGAAGATTATGATATTCAAGATGGGCTTGATCTTTTACCAGTTCAATACAAAAGTCCAGATAGTGAATTAGAAAAGATTGCGTTTGAAGGTTTGACACTTAAAGGTCTGCAAGATAATGAAGAATATGTTAATAGATTACGTGAAGAGTTAGAGATTGTTAAAAATAAAAAGTTTGCACCGTATTTCTTAGTTGTTCAAAGCATGATTGCTTGGGCAAAAAAAGAAGGAATTATGGTAGGTCCAGGTCGTGGATCGTCTGCTGGATCTTTAGTTTGTTTTACACTTGGAATTACAGACATAGATCCAATTAAATATGGACTGCTGTTCTTTCGTTTTATTAATCCTGAACGAAATGATTTTCCAGATATTGATACCGATATTCAAGATACTCGTCGTGAAGAAGTAAAAGATTATTTGGTTAGACAATATAGACACGTTGCATCTATTGCCACCTTCTTAGAGTTTAAAGGCAAGGGTGTCGTTAGAGATGTTGCTAGAGTTTTAAATATTCCTTTGTCAGATGTAAACAAAGCGCTAAAGCAAGTTGACACATGGGAAGATTTTTGTTATTCAAAAACAACTTTATGGTTTAGAGAAAAATATCCAGAAGTAGAAGTGTATGGAGATCAGTTGCGAGGACGTATTCGTGGAACTGGAATTCATGCTGCAGGAGTTGTAACAAGCAAGAACCCAATTTTTAGATATGCACCACTAGAAACACGATCATCTCCAGGATCTGACGAAAGAATTCCAGTAGTCGGTGTTGACATGGAAGAAGCAGAAAGAATTGGTTTAATTAAGATTGACGCACTTGGATTAAAAACTCTTAGTGTTATTCAAGATGCTATTGCAGAAATTAAAAAGAATCATTACAAAGAAATTAATTTATTAGAAATTGATTTAGAAGATCCTAAAGTTTATGAAATGATTTCAGATGGATATACTAAAGGGGTTTTTCAATGCGAGGCTGCACCATACACAAGCCTTTTAATTAAAATGGGTGTAAAGAATCTAAATGAACTTGCAGCATCTAACGCACTTGTTCGTCCAGGAGCAATGAATACTATTGGCAAAGATTACATTGCAAGAAAACATGGTAAGCAAAATATTGATTATTTAAATAAGGTTATGAAACCCATTACAATTGATACATATGGTTGTGTTTTGTATCAAGAGCAGGTTATGCAAGCCTGTGTTGAACTTGGTGGAATGACAATGGCAGAAGCAGACAAGGTACGTAAAATTATTGGAAAGAAGAAAGATGCTAAAGAATTTGATCAGTTTAAAGAAAAGTTTGTTAATGGTGCTTCTAAGTACATTAGTCCTAATTCTGCTTTGGATTTATGGCATGACTTTGAAGCACATGCGGGGTATTCGTTCAACAAGTCTCATGCGGTTGCTTACTCTACGGTCTCGTATTGGACCGCTTGGTTAAAGTATTATTACCCACTTGAATTTATGTTTGCCCTTTTAAAAAATGAAAAGGATAAAGATGGAAGAACTGAGTATCTTATTGAAGCGAAAAGAATGGGCATTAGCATTAAGTTACCTCACATTAACGATTCGGATATGGATTTTAAAATTGAGGGTAAAGGTATTAGATTTGGACTTAGTTCTGTTAAATATATATCTGACAAGATTGCAGAAAGATATATCCAAGCGCGACCATTCACATCATACAAACAACTTGAAGAATTTACTTTTACAAAAGGAAACGGAGTAAACAGCAGAGCCTTACAGTCACTAAGGATTACTGGTGCTGCTACCTTTTCTGATAACCCAAGAAATGATCAAGAGATCAAAGAAAATTTATATGAGTATTTAAATTTGCCAGAATTTAATATGACAGTGCCAACACAATATCATTCATTCATTCAATCAACAGAAGATTTTGAAGAAAAAGGATCTTTTATTTTAATGGGAATGATTAAATCAATTAAAAGAGGAACAGGATGGTCTCGTGTTGATGTGTTAGACAAAACGGGATCAATTGGAATATTTGATGATGAGAACACTACCATTGAGATTGGTAAAACTTATCTGCTATTAGCATCTGACAACAGGATTGTTTCTGCTATACCAGTTGATGAAATTAAAACTTCACCAAATGCTTTAGTTAGATTTTTAAATTATAAACAATTGCCATTTGCAGAAGAAGAGATGTTTGTGATATCATTTAAACCAAGAACAACAAAAACTGGAAAGAAGATGGCATTATTAACTTTAGCAGATTCATCAAGAGACTTACATTCTATAACAGTATTTCCAACATCTTTTGCAAAAGCCTATATGCATATTAAAGAGGGCAATACCTATAAGTTTGATTTTGGCAAAACAAAAGATGGGACTATAACTTTGGAGGATGTTCATGTCAGTTAGCGTAGAAGATGTTTTAGCATTACTAGATCCTAAACTTAGAAAACGTTTGGGTACTGGAGAAGGAATTACTTTTGAATACCAGCCTACTCCCAGTTATGGTCTTAACAAGGCTCTTGGTGGCGGTTTACCGTATGGAAGACAGGTTTTAATCTGGGGTAGCAAGTCAAGTGCTAAGTCCTCTATGTGCCTGCAAATGATTGCAATGGCACAAGCAGAAGGAAAGATCTGTGCATGGATTGATTCAGAAATGTCATACTCAGAAGACTGGGCTATAAAACTTGGGGTAGATCCAAAAAAACTAATCTACTCACAAGCAAGAACAATTAGCGATATGGTAGACGTAGGAGTAGGTCTTATTAATGCTGGAGTTGACTTAATTGTAATTGACAGTATTACATCAATGCTTCCTGCTATTTACTTTGAAAAAGATACAGATGATATGAAGGCTTTAGAAAATACAAAACAGATTGGAGCAGAGTCTCGTGACTTTAGCAACGCTTGGAAGATGCTTAACTATGCTAATAACAAAGTTAAGCCGACTATGCTTGTACTTATTTCTCAGTCTCGTAATAATATTAACGCTATGTATACTAGTCAGCAGCCTTCTGGTGGGCAGGCTACTAAGTTTTATTCCTCTTGCGTTATTAAATTGTTCTCATCGGAATCAGACAATCAAGCCATCAAGGGAAAAATTAAAATAGGAGATAAATTAATTGAAGAAAAAATTGGTAGAAAAATTAGATGGGAATTACAATTCTCTAAAACCTCTCCTGGCTTTCAGTCTGGTGAGTATGATTTTTATTTTAGAGGTGATGCTATTGGGATTGATAAGATAGGCGATCTTGTTGATACCGCAGAACAGATGGGTATGGTAAATAGAACTGGTGCTTGGTATCAACTTGATGATGGCACAAAAGTTCAGGGTAGAGATGCATTCATTGATAGAGTAAGAGAAGACTTAGACTTACAAGAACAATTAAAACTAAAGGTAGAGAATGCTTAACAATTTTTCTACATATAAAGGAAAATTTTATTGTCAAAAATGTAATGAAGAAGTTATTGTTTGTAGGTTATGGACAGAAACAAGAGATCTTACTTGGATGTGTACTAAAAAACATATATCTAAAGTTAGTCTTATTCCAAAAGGTAAAAAGGACTATGGAGATGAGTGAAAGATCAGAATCAAAAAGGCTTGGTGCAAAACAGCACAAAAATAGTGGTAGAAACAATCACAAAGGCGACGCAACATGGAAAAACTTTACAGTAGATTTTAAAGAAGTTGGAAAATCTTTTACTCTTAATCAAAAAGTTTGGGCTAAGGCAACCACTGATGCAATTAAAAATAATAGTGACCCAGCAATAATTGTTGTTATTGGAGAGCCAACACAAAAGGTTAGACTTGCTATAATAGAGTTAGACTTGTTAGAACAATTATTGGAGGAAAAAAATGGAACAAAATAGTACAACACTAGAACAACTTAACGATTTATCAGACATAGCAGAGTATATGCAAGATGAAGACCTTACAACTGCACTTACCATGATTGCTAAACTTATTATTAAACCAGATATTCCTATTCAAGTTGCAACCTTAGAAATTGTTAGACTTCAGGCTATTGCTGCTAAGTTAGCATTAAAAGCAACATGGATGGCAAATGTTGACAAAAGTAACAGGGGAAAGAAAAACATTTACTATACTGCAGCAGAAGCAGTAAACAATTTAGTGTCAGCACTGAAATATATCACCAGATAGTGTATACTTATCTAAACAAAGGAATATAATGACTAAAAGTTTACTACAACAAGTAATGGTAAAACAAGCAAAGGCAGAAAGTCACATAGATACTAAATCTTTAGTTGAGGCTATTGAAAAAGGCTATCTTGTAGGTCGTGATAAAAAGTTTGTTCAAAAGAAAACATTTGCTCCCTCAACAATTGCTTATGGGTTTGGTGAGTGTGCTAGATATTGGTACTTAGCCTTTGATGGCAACGAGTTTGATGACTTAACTACGCCATTCTCTGCTGCAAATATGGGCAATGGTACTTTATCTCATGGAAGAATTCAAGACGCAATTCTTAATTCTGGAATAGCAAAAGTATTTACTGATGAAAAGACTGGCAAGCCAACAACTGAATTTAAAATTAGTAACCAAGATCCTCCAATCTTTGGATATGGAGATGGTATTTTAGTTATTAATGATGAAGAAGTTGTATTGGAAATTAAAACATGTGGAGAAGAAGCATTTCAGTATTATAAGAGAATGAATAAGGCTAAAAAGGGTCACATCATTCAAATACTACTATATATGAAAATTCTTAAGAAGAAAGATGGAGTTTTATTGTATGAAAATAAAAATAGCCATGAACTTCTTGCAATTCCAATAAGCGTAAATGACCATTACAGACAATGGATAGACAATACATTTAACTGGCTAAGAGAAGTACGCAAGGCTTGGGAAGATCGAACTCTTCCTAATAAAAACTATCGTGCAAATTCAAAAATTTGTAAGGCTTGTCCAGTCCAAAAGGCCTGCGCTGATGCAGGACCAGGAGTAATTAAAATTGCTCCACTAGAGGGTCTAAGTGAAGCCGTGTAGTTGGTGCGAGAATATGTTTGATGCTACAGTAAGTTATCAAATTTACTGTAGTCCAACTTGCAGAACTGAAGCAACAAAAGTAAAAATTGCTAATAAGCAGGCATTAAATAAACGAAAAAAAAGAATTGGTAAAGATAGAAAATGTGCCAGAGGTTGTGGAACTACTCTATCAATGTATAATGATATAAACTATTGTCCAAATTGCACGGTAGATCCAAAAGAATTACACAAAATGCTTAAACAAATTAAAGGTTATATGCAGTATGAACAAGAATAAGTGGGGCTTTGCCATTAAGCCAAAAAAAATATGTGCTATTGATGCTAGCACAAACAGTCTTGCCTTTGCTTTATTTGAAAATGAAATTCTTGGTACAGTTGGTAAAATTAACTTTGAAGGTAATACAAATTATGAAAAAGTTATGGATGCATGTAATAAAACTAAATCATTCTTAGATTATTATGGAGGGTTTGAAGCCATAGTTATTGAACATACCGTGTTTATGAATAGTCCAAAGGTTGCTGCAGACTTAGCACTTGTTCAAGGAGCCTTGTTAGGAGCAGCAGGACTAACTGGCACAAAAGTTATAGGAACAGTTTCTCCAATAACTTGGCAAAATTTTATTGGTAATAAAAAAATTGACAAGGATGAAAAATTTGCGATAAGATCAGCCAATCCTGGAAAGTCAGAATCTTGGTATAAAACCTATGAAAGAAATTTACGCAAAGAAAGAACAATAAGGTTTATTAATATGCAGTATGATAGATCTATAACTGACAACGATGTAGCAGATGCTTGTGGCATTGGACATTGGGCTATAAAAAACTGGGATAAAGCAATGGGAGTTGACAAATAATGCCAGAGTTAAATGCAAACATTCCACCAATAGAATGTTATGTTCGTGGAAACTTTCTAAGAGATCAAGAAGATAGTCATGATAAGTATTTTCCATGTGTTATCTTTGGAGTTTCAAGTATTAAAAGCAGAAGTCCACTATTTCATTTCTTAATGGAAGATGGTGGAATTTGGTGGAGAATGCCAATTAATGCCTTCTGCACAAAACCAGATGTTCCAGAAGAACCAATTCATAATTTAGTTTTATGGAACTCTTTTAGTCCATATGTTTCAGTTACAAAGTTTGAAAACTTAAGTAATATGAGAATTTCATATGTTGATAGAAATAAAACAAATGTTCCTGGAAAATATTTGTTTACACTTGACTGGCATAATCCAGAAACAAACATCTTAGATGATGGGTATTCTGAAAATCCAGGACAGCATAAATGTGGGCATGTAATTCAAAGAGATGATGGAAATTTTGCAATACAGCCAAATAACAGGGTAAGGTTAAAAGAACCATCCTTTGTAACAAAAAAAGATCTAGTAATACAAAGACTTATTAATACAAATAAGTGGGATGTTGAGAGTTATGACAAATGGATGCTTGAAGACTCAAACGCATACGATTATGATATCCTTGATAGAGAAGTTGACAAATAACGATATGGCTGCTAAACTGTATACATCAGAAGTCTTTATGCGTAAACGCTATGTTGTCGACAAAAAGACTCCAGAAGAGATTGCTAAGGAGTGTGGATGTACAGTAGAGACTGTTTACGTTTACCTTGCAAAATTTGGATTGAGGAAGTCTAAGCGATGAGCGATCATTTAAAAATTACAGTTGATCAAGTTAGCCATCCAGAGCATTACACTAGCGATCCATCTGGCGTTGAGTGTCTAGAAATAACTAGACATAGAAATTTTAATATAGGTAACGCTATTAAGTATCTTTGGAGAGCAGGATTAAAAAACGAAGAGAAACATGTTGAAGATTTAAAGAAAGCAATTTTTTATATTCAAGATGAAATCTATAGAATTGAAGGAATAAATCATGTCAACTGAAGTTGAACTTATTGAGCATTTAGATCAAATAAATAAAGTAGTAGAAGAATATTTAAAGGGTAGCGACCCAACCAAGATTTCAAAAGATTTAAGTATGCCTAGAGTTAGAGTTGTTGCCCTTATAAATGAGTGGAAGGTTATGGCTTCTGCTAACGATGCAATTCGAGGCAGAGCAAAAGAAGCATTAGCAGCAGCAGACCAACACTATGGTAAGTTAATTTCTAAAGCCTACGAAGTTATTGATGAGGCTGGATTAAACAATAATCTTGGAGCAAAAACTAATGCAATTAAATTAGTATTAGATATTGAATCTAAAAGAATCGATATGCTACAAAAAGCAGGGTTGCTAGAAAATAAAGAACTAGCAGAAGAGATCCTAGAGGTTGAACAAAAGCAAGAAGTATTGATTGGAATATTACGTGATATTGCTTCTGAGTACCCACAAGTAAGAGATGAAATTATGAAAAGGTTATCATCTATTGCTAAAGATAATGAGGTAATAACAATTGTCCACGATGTTCAATGAGTTTCTAGAAGTACTTGAAGACAATAATTTTTTAGAGGTTCCAGTAGATGCAAAAACATTTATTGAATCTCCAAACTATTTAGGCCAACCTCCATTGTCAAAAATACAATATGAAATTGTTGAAGCAATGAGCCAAATATACAAGCAAGAAGATTTAGAAAAAATAATGGGAACAGTGGAAGGTAAAAAATATTATGACAAATTTACTAAAAACGAAATTATTCTACAACTTGGGAAGGGTAGTGGCAAAGACTTTACTTCGACTGTGGCTTGTGCCTATATTGTTTATAAGTTACTATGTCTTAAAGACCCCGCAAGATACTTCGGAAAACCAAGCGGAGACGCAATAGATCTTATTAACGTTGCTATAAATGCTCAGCAGGCAAAAAACGTTTTCTTTAAAGGATTTAAAAATAAGATTGAGAAATCTCCTTGGTTTGCAGGAAAGTATAATGCCAAAGCAGACTCTATTGAATTTGATCAATCAATAACTGTTTACTCTGGACACTCAGAAAGAGAGTCTCATGAAGGTTTGAACTTATTACTTGCTGTACTTGATGAAATTTCTGGATTTGCTTCTGAAGTTGGAACTGGCAATGAGCAAGGAAAGACTGCAGAAAACATTTATAAAGCCTTTCGTGGTTCTGTAGACTCTCGTTTCCCAGATCTTGGCAAGGTTGTATTGCTTTCTTTTCCAAGATATCCAGGAGACTTTATATCGGAAAAATATGATAGCGTAATTGCTGAAAAAGAAGTTGTTGAAAAAACTCATAAGTTTATTTTAAATCCAGAACTAGGAGATACTCCAGACAATTCTTTTGAAATTTCCTGGGATGAAGATTATATTATTTCATATAAGTTTCCTGGAATCTTAGCATTAAAAAGACCAACATGGGAAGTAAACCCAACAAGAAGTATTGAAGATTTTAAACATGCATTCTATACAGACTTAGGTGATGCAATGATGCGCTTTGCATGTATCCCAACATTTTCATCAGATGCATTCTTTAAACAAAAAGATAAGTTAGTTAAGTGTATGACTCTAAGAAACCCACTAGATTCTAATAGAAGGTTTGATGAATCTTTTAAACCAGATCCAGACAAAACATATTATATACACGCAGACCTTGCACAAAAGCATGATAAGTGTGCTGTTGCTATTGCACACGTTGATAAATGGGTTAACATTCAAGTTATTAAAGATTATGAACAGGTTGCACCAGTTGTTGTTGTGGATGCCGTTGCATGGTGGGAGCCAAAAATCGAGGGACCAGTAAATTTATCTGAAGTAAAACAATGGATTATTAACCTAAGAAGGCAAGGATTTAACATCGGTATTGTATCTTTTGATAGATGGCAATCCTTTGATATTCAAAATGAACTTAAGGCTGTTGGAATAAGCACAGATACGGTTTCTGTTGCTAAAAAACATTATGAAGATTTAGCAATGATGGTTTATGAAGAAAGAATTGCAATGCCACAGATTGATTTATTGCTTCAGGAACTTTCTGAGTTAAAGATTATGAAAGGTAACAGAGTAGATCACCCACGTAAATCATCTAAAGATTTAGCAGATGCTGTTTGTGGTGCAGTCTATGGAGCAATTGCACATACACAAAAAGATTTAAACTTAGAAATTGATGTACATACTTGGGGGAGTGCTGCAAAAGAAAGAAATAGGCAGGAGTTTCAGGAGAGAGAAGATAGGCGTAATATGCAAATGCCAAAAGATGTTGAAGAGTTTTTGGGAAAGTTTAATTTATTATAGTCAGTTTGACGTAGTTCTTATATATCTGCTATAATAAGGTATAGTCATAAAGGCTAAAATCATGTTAACTTATAGGAGAAAAATGAACTTATTTAAAAAGATTGCTGTTACAGCAGTTAGTGCGCTTGCCCTGTCTGGAGTGTCTGTAATTACATCAGCCCCAGCCAATGCAGCAATTACTGGAATTCTATCAGTAGATACCGTTCCAAACCGTTCATCATCATTATCTAGTG